AGACATTTATGTGGTAAATGCTTATCCATCTATGCCAGATGACTCAACATTTGATGCAGAATTATAGGTGATATATGGAAAATATGGAAATTAAAAACGCACAATATGTAAAACATTTCATTGAAAAAACTAATTGTGGTATAGAATGTGAAATTGATGGAGTTGCAATGGATGTACCACTAGACCCTGCCAACAGACACTACGCAGAGATACTAAAACAAGTAAAGGAAGGCACACTGACCATCAAGGACGCTGACTAGTGTTTGATCCTGTTACCATATCTGCTGCCGTAGCTACAGCAAGCACAGCTTTCAATGGTATCAAGAGGGCATTTGCAGCAGGACGAGACTTTGAAAGTATGGCAGGGGACTTGTCAAGATGGATGGGTGCAGTCAGTGACGTAGATGCTGCCCACAAGTCTGCTAACAACCCATCAATGCTCCGTAAGGTACTCAATGCCAAGAGCATAGAAGAAGAAGCAATAGAAGCATTTGCTGCTAAAAAACAACTGGAACAACAAAGAAATGACCTACGCACTTTTATACAGTTTTCTCAGGGGCAGTCTGGTTGGGAAGAACTCCTACGCATGGAAGCAGACATACGGAAGAGAAGACAAAAAGAAATATACGACAAGAAAATCTTCAGAGAAAAGGTCATAAACTATGTCGCTTTGGCAGTGGTTCTTGTTGTCGGTACTGGTGTTTTGGGTATGTTTGTACTTACCCTTATGGGGTTCGACAGAGGATGGTGGTAACTGCGTAAGAAAAGAAGGTGGTCAGTACACGTTTGAGTGGCTTTGTGCAGACAAGTATGGTACAATAACTTTAGCACAATCTGACAACATCAAGAACTGTTACACCTGCTTTCTCAAGAAGTTCAGTGACTGGACATGGGAACAAGAGAAAAGGCTAGGCATACGTGAAGACCCAAAGTATATCACATGCCGTAGATATAAAAGAGTGCAAGCAAAGAACGGACAGCAGGTGTGCTTGTACAGGGGAGCAAACGATACATATACACTAGTGGTAGAAGGTCAGTGTCCAACAGAGTACCGTTGCAAATATGACCCAAACGGTAAAGAGCCTAACATAGATAGTGTAGTAGACTCACTTAACGATAAATTTAAGAAGTAAACATGGAAATAGACCCAGTAATATTTTGGAACGTAGTGTTGACACTCATCATAGCTCCTGCAGTGTGGGCTTTTCGTAACATGATGGCAGAGGTAAAGCGTATAGACATACTGCTCAACAGAACACGAGAAGACTATGCATCACGAGCAGAAGTAAAAGATGAGATGCAACATGTAATGGAAGCATTACACAGACTAGAAGATAAGCTAGATAGAGTATTAAGTAGAGAAAATAGATGATTACATTTCAAGGATTTAAACCATCAGGATTAGAAAAGATAGCTAATGCGATGGGCTTTCAAGGTGAAGAGAAAGACTTTCAAAAGTTTTTAGAAGAGAATCCTGATAGACAGGCAGAGATGATGCGTTATCAGGATATAGCACGTAAGATGGTAGAGGGTGGCTATGTAAAGAAGATGAGTACAGGGGGTGGAGTAGACGATAGAATACAACCTGATAGTTCTCTACTTAAAAACGCTGTAATTGAGACAGAACCTAAAGAACCCAAGAAACCAAAGACTATAACAGACGTAGCAGCTAAAAGAGTTACAGATCCTAAGTTACCTACAGGTGCTGTGATAAATCCATTTGGTATACCTACAAGTGACGATCAAATAATATCCACAGATTCTGGTCAACTTGAAGGTAATATTGTAACAGGAGGACAAGGAGCAACAACTACCACAGCTACGGCAACTCCAAAGACAGATGCTTCTACTTACGATGCTGACAAAAAATCAGACGAAGTAAAAGCTACTGTAGAAAGTTTAGAAGCTGCCCAAACAGATCCTAATGATCCAAGAGCAAAAGTAACTGCACAAGAGTCAACTAAGACTTTAGTAGAAAATTTAGATGCTGCTCAAGGAACAGGTATAATAATTGATAGTCCTGCAAGAAGGGATTTAGATCGTAAAGAAATAGTAGATCCTGTGGCTAATGCTGAGAAAGCATCTAAGTTTACAGAGGAAGTACAGGCAGCAACTGCCACACCATCAGAGAAAGCTACTGTAGCAGGACAGTTAGCTACACTCACAGCAGACTTTGATGCAAAGAATCCACCACCGTGGGCATCAGGAGCTTTACGAGGTGTCATGGCTCAGATGCAAGCTAGAGGTATGGGTGCATCTAGTATTGCAGGACAGGCTATGGTTCAGGCAGCTTTAGAATCTGCACTACCAATAGCATCAGCCGATGCAAAAACACAAGCATCTTTTGAAGCACAGAACTTATCTAACAGACAAGCTCGTGCTATGTTAGCTGCCCAACAACGTGCTGAGTTTATGGGCATGGAGTTTGATCAGGCATTCCAAGCCAAGGTCATGAACGCTGCAAAAGTTAGTGACATAGCTAACATGAACTTCAACGCAGAACAGCAGGTTATATTAGAGAACTCTAAGATAGTAAACACTATGGAGTTAGCTAATCTTAACAACAGACAAGCATTAGTATTGGCAGAAGCAAGTGCTTTAGCTAACTTGGACATGGCTAATTTAAATAATAGACAGCAAGCACAAGTTATGAACGCACAGAACTTTTTGCAGTTAGACATGGCTAACCTATCTAACAAACAGCAGACAGAACTATTCAAAACTCAACAGATGACAACAGCATTGTTTAACGATCAAGCTGCAGAAAATGCATCACAACAGTTTAACGCTACAAGTCAGAATCAAGTTGATCAGTTCTTTGCACAACTCCAAACTCAAACATCACAGTTTAATGCTGCCCAAGCTAATGCACATGCACAGTTTAATGCAGGTGAAGCAAATGCGTTGGCTAAGTTTAATAGTGAAATGCAGAATCAACGTGATCAGTTTAATGCAAAGAATAGACTTATAATAGATCAGAACAATGCACAGTGGAGAAGACAGATAGCCACAGCAGATACAACAGCCGTCAATAGGGCTAATGAATTAAATGCTACTGCTTTGCTAAACATGTCAAACAGTGCGTACAACAATCTGTGGACATACTACAATGATGTAATGGAAATGTCATGGGAAAGCACAGAGAATGAAAGACAACGTGTAGTAAACATGGCTATTGCACAGTTAAACGCAGATACACAAAAAGAACTATCAGAACTAAAAGCAGACTATGATTCATCTGTAGGCTTTGGTAGTCTTGTAGGCACGTTCCTTACAGCAGGTAAGGATAGTGTCGTAGGTAACTTACTAGGATTTTGAGCATAATGTCAGACTATAACCCAACTAACCCTGCATTCGATGCAATACTATCAACAGAAATGATTTTACAAAACATGCAACCTAAAAAGCTAGAGTCAGATGCTACTAGGGGTCTGGTCAGTAAAAGAAAACAAACTGTATCAGATGCTATGGCAGACGGAAGACAAAGAATAGCTAAGTATGTAAAGACTATTAGAGATATTAGAGAGAAAAATAAGAAAGATGCTTGAGAAACCAGAACCACAAATTGATGCACCCATTCCGGGAATGAGCATGACTGCTCCGATGGGTGGCAGACCTTGGCTAAAACCACCACAGTTTGCAACAGTAGAGGAATCATTAGAGTTTTACTTTGCTAAGTTTGCAGATAAAGAGTTTGTACCAGAGCTACTAACTATAATAGAACTAGGTGTACCACTAACAACCATAGCTAACTCTTTTCAATTAGCTTCAGTCATGGAAGGTAAGCATAGTGTAGATGTAGGTATACTGGTCATACCTGTGATAGTAGAAATGATGATGGCTATAGCAGAAGCTAATGATGTAGAGTATGTGTCAGGTATGTCTAGAGAAAAAGAAAAAGATTTATCTAATGCTGAAATAGCACTAGCTAAAAAGAAAGGGTTTTTTGATAAAAAAGTAAACAAATCTGTTGAAAAAGAAGAGCCTGTTAGAACAGAACCAATAACAGGTCTGATGTCAAGAAGGGAAGAAATGTAAAATGAGTTTAGGTGGATTTGCATATGGTCTTTCACAATCTATACAAAAGGCAGAAGAAAGATATCAAGATAGAATAGAAAGAGAACAAGCTCGTGCTGATCGTTTAGCAGCTCAGACTGCAGGGTTTCAGTTTCAAGAAAAGATGTACAAACGTAGACAAGACGATGCGTACAAAGAAAAGTTATCAGAAAGATATGCAGGACTACAAGCTTTGTTTGGATCAGATGAAAGAGGGCAGTTATTAACCACAGCGTTTATGCCATTTGATCTTGAAAGCACAAGAGCCACAGTTAATGATTACAAGAGTAAGTTAGAAGGATCTGGTGTTGACTTTAGAGATTACTTTGAAGTTAGTAACTTTGATCCCAAAGCAGGGGAATTACCTACTCTTGCTAAGATAACACAAGCATTTCAAGCACGTAAAGAAGGTAAGCTAGATGATAAAGGTAAAGTCATTGGTGTACCTGAAGGATTTTCATTACCAACGGTAGGATTCAAAACATTCGAGCCTTTTTCAAAACAAGTAAGATTAGATATCACTGATTTATTTACTGATGATGCGTTTGAATCTGCACAAAAACTAGATGCTGCCATAGAAATAGCAAATCAAAATATAAATTTAGGTACTCCTAATGAACAAAAGACAACTAAAAGAGAGTTAGAAGCACTAAAAAATTTAAAAGTAAGAAATGATGCACGTATTGCAAACACATCAGGCACTACAGATTTAGAAAAGTCTGGTTATTTTACTCTTGCTTTTGATAGAGTACGAAAATATAGAAATGATAGGCTTGATAAATTCTTTATTGTAGGCAGAGATGGGCAAAGAAAATTACAGCTTGAGGGTAACAGACCCAATATTCTTTCATCTTTATCCAAAGCATATAAAGAAAGCACAGTGCCTAATGCCCCTTTATTTAAGACTTTTAAAAATAATGTGCAAATAAACAGAGCTTTCGAAAATGCATTTGATACTGACATAGTAGATTTTTACAATGAAAATTTAGAAACTCATTATGAAAACGCAATGGCATCAGGTGAAAATGTTACAATGTATTTAGATCCAAAAAATAATGAGTCAGGACTTAGTTTACAAGATATGCAAAGAAATAACGCTACTGCTCTTCAAAAAATAAAAAAGAAAGGTAAGGGTGCTGTTATACAGTATATAGGAACGGATGGTAAACCAAAAGTACCACAAGTAGTAGAAACTTTTAAAGTAAACAGAGATGGTCAAATATTTGATCTAAGACATTTTAGAGAACTAAAACCTATATATGTATTACAACGAGAAGCAGAAGAAGCACAAGGAATTAACTTTCCATGATGGCAGAAAAAGACTTAATAAATGAGGAAGACAAAGATTACATAGACAGTCTTCCCAACATAGATGAAGAAGATGACGATGATACTTCTCCCTCTGTGTCCTATCAACAGACTGATGATACTGATAGTGCCATTATAAATCAGTCTGAACAAGAATACATTGACAATGTAGATGATGACCCTGATGTATTCTCAAAAGAAATCCCCGATAACAACATACAATCTGTAGAGAGAAATGAACCCAGTAAGAATCTTTCTTTACTGTACGACAGAGAAGCAAGAAATCAAAAGCTAATAAACGATATTGTAGGTATACCTAGTAAATTAAAATCTATATATAAAGATGTCGCTCCACAAACTTTAGGTGGTGATACTAATTATAAAAAAGCTATTATAATGGGTGGCACTGACGCTTATGCTTCAGGTATAAACACTGTTGGAGATATAATGCATGGTGTAGCTAAAACAGCACCCTTGGGAAATCATGCCATGTTTGCAAACTTTGCAATGAAGTTTATTAGTGGAGATCAGCCAACAAGAATAGAAGAAATAGTCCAAAAAGCATATCCAGAATATACAGAAAAAGTAGAAAAAGAATTCGGAGAAGACTTTGTTTTATATAGACTTGCCAATAATATACGAGCCAAAGCAGAAAAAGAGTTTGGTCTAGAAGAAGATGAGAAGACTGTAACTAATGATATTGTAAGAGGTCTTACACAGTTCTTTGCACCATACGGTGCTATAGCTAAGACTGCTAAATTTGCTAGAGGATATAAAGGTGCGTATAAAAATGAACTTATAACAGGGTTTGCTTTCTTTGATGAAGATGAGCAGAATGTAACAAACATGCTAGAAGAGTTTGGTGTGTATATACCTGTGGTAACTGACATACTCGCTAAAGATGAAGACGATGCTTATGTTGTAAAGAAAATAAAAGCTGCATTAGAATCAGTCTTACTAATAGCACCCTTTGATGCAGGTAAAATAGCTGATGATATATTAGTAGCACACAAACATAAAGTAACTATAGACAAAGCAAAGCTAGAATTATTAGAAGACGGTGTTGTTTCACAATCAACGGCAGAGCTTTTAGAGCAGACATCAAAAGCCGTGGGCGAATTACAACCTGTCAATATATCACCTTGGGGTGAAGTACCCGAAACAGCACAAGAAAAAGCCACTAGAACAATACAATTAAAAGTAAAGGATGAGCTTGAGCAAAAAGCTGCTAAATATAGTGACGAAATAAAAAAAGTAAGAGGTGTCACAGAAGAAAAAAGAGCAGAACAAGTAAGAAAAAACAAAGAAGAAGCTGAAAAAAACATAGAAATGAGTAACAAAATAGTTGAGGACTTTGAAGCAAAGTTAAGTGTGAATAATGACATACCTAGAGATAGTCCTGACTTTGTTCACATATCTAAAAAAGTATTTGGAAGAAGAGTTTTAAATACAGAGCTTCTAAGAAAAGCCAAAAACATGGAGTCAAAACCATCCTTCATAGAAAAAGAATCTACACGAGTGACAGAAGCAGGTGAAGCTGTAGGCGATATCATAATACCCCCAAGAAATAGTGCAGATGCTAGAAGTGCATTATTTAATAAAACACTAACACCTGAAACCATAGATGCTCTTACCGTAGTTTTTAGTGAGATGAAAAGACTACGACCCGATCTATGGAATGACAAACTTCCCCCAATGAAAGCTGCCTACAAAATGGTTGTCAAACTATCAGATGAAGGTATAGATATGAACTTTAAAAATGAGCATCCTTTGTTCCAAGCATTAGAAAAAGCAGGGATGTCTTTTGAAGATTTTACCGTGCATGGTCTTGGTGCTGCCAGTGAAGCAGGACAGATATTAAGAAGTTTTCGTAATGTTAAACAAAGCTTTGCAACAGAAGCTCTCAAGAAAGAGTATGCACTAAGAGAATTGTTAAATAAACAGGGATCTGCTGCAAAATTTATGAGAAGAATTGAAAACATAAGACGAGGTGGTCTTGTGTCTCAGATTGCTACAGCAGCAAGAAACTTAGAGTCTGGTTTAATCCGTGCGCCAGTAGAAGCAATAAACAATATAGTAGAAACTGCAGTGTATGACTTATCTAGAGGTGGTCTTACAGGTCTAGCTCAAAATAGAGTGTTTAAAAGAACAACATGGCAGGATAGTTTTGCACATTTACGATACATATTTGCAAACAGAAAGACTGCTGAAGAATATACAGACTTCATATTGGAAGAAAAAGAGTTAAAAATATTCTACGATCAAATGTTTAACACTATAAACGAGATACAATTACATACAGGTAGAGGTTCTGGGGGTGCGAGTGACGCTATACTATCTATGGGTGAAGACTTTGTTCAGCTATTAAATACACCTAACCGATGGCAAGACTTTATGCTAAGACGTGCCATGTTTTTAGGTGAAGCCAGACGATTATTTAGATTAGAGTGGGACATAGACCTAATAGAAGAATTAAAGAATGGCAGAATAAAAGACATATTAAGAGATGCTGAAGACCTTAATCCGACAGGGGGTAAGAAACCTGCATTAGACATATTTGCAGAAGCAACACAAAGAGCTTTGGATCTAACATATGCATCTGCTCCTGAAGTTCCTTGGTTTAACACAGCATCAAAGTTTATAGTTCAAAATAATCTTACCGTTGCCATACCCTTTCCAAGATTCATGTTTAAAAGTATGGAACTCATGGCTGAAAACTCAGGTGGTGCATTAGTCCCTGTAATAAATAAAGTATATAGAGATGTTAAAATTAAACCAGATGTAAAAAGAGCTATAAATGATTTAGAAACAAAACAAGCTGATCTTCAAGCAAGGAATAAAGATTTATCAGATACAGATAAAGCTAAATTAAAGCAACTAAAAGGTGTCTTAGAAGATTTTGCAGGTGACAAAGGCACTTTAACTAGAAGAGAAAGTCGATCTATAGCACGTAATGCATCAGGTCTTCTGGCTATAAGTGCTGCAACTATGTATGCTTACGAACAACTAGAGGGTCAAGACTATAAGTTTATAAGTGATGGTCAAGGAAATGTAATCGACACTACTCCTTTATTTCCTCTAAGACAGTTTTTATTTTTAGGAAAACTAGGCAAGGCATACTTTGATGCAACTAGAGACTTACCGACTTTAGATTTATATGGAGCTAAACTTTCTCCTCAAGCTGCCAAGGAAGCTTTTGTTGAAACATTTCCTGTAGATGAATGGATAGAAACATTCACAGGAACAAACTTTAGATTGGGCATAGGGGGTAATCTACTAGATGAAGTTGCGACTTTGTTTGATGAAAAAGATTTAACAAGTGGAGAACGAGCAGGTAGAGCAATAGGAGAAATATTTGGGGAGTGGGCAGCATCTTTTCTAGTGCCACTAAATCAAGTTATAGACGCACAAAGAGCATTAGGTGAAAGAGGACTTGTTTACAAAGAAATGGCTAACGATCCAGAAATATTTCCAAAGGGAAGATTTTTAGAGGGTGTATTTAAACCGTTCAAGAGATATGCCTTAGATCCAAAGAAAGAAGAAGAAGCACCTATAAAGTTTGATCCTCTTCAAGGGGAAAGACAACGTGTTAACATTGGTCTAAAGGTTGGACTAGGTATAAATATGTATAGTGAAGACAGTGAAGATGGAAGATTTCTCAAGTCTCTAGGATTTAGTAAGTATGATCTAAGTAGTAAATCTGCTATTCCAAGTGTCAGAAACTTTGAGAATGAATTAATATTTAGAGACTTGCCTAATATAGTAGATTATATCAAAGAATTAAAAGAAGATTATGAGGATGAGTATGAGGAAGACAGAGAAAATTTATCAACAGGTGTAGGTGCTGTAAGTAAAAAAGTATATGTCAAAACAAAAATAAAAGATGACATAGAAAAAGAAATAAACTTTTACAGAAACAATCTTATCGCTACACCTAGAGAGTTTCAAGACAAAGCCATTAAACTAGAAGCTATGATAAATTATAGAAGAATGCCAAAGGATATAAGACGAGAAGCCACTCTAGAATTTAAAAGAGAAACAGGAAGGTTTCCGTCTTTAAAGTATAGCTCTGAAGAACTAAATGAAATGATACCCGACTTTGAAAATTTAAGTCAAGAAGAACAAAAGTATGAAATAAATGAGCTAAAACTTAATGACATATATCTTTTAAATGATATAGGTAAAAGTTTAATAAGAAAGCCTTATAGAAAGTAAACTAACCATTTATATTCTTCACAGATATAAGGCACTGTCTTATTTCTTTCAAAGCTTTTTCACACTCTCTTAGTCTGTAGTTCATTTCTGTTAGAATCTCGAACAGAGTCTTGGGATCTTTGCTTCTTTTGTCCATGAAAGCCTTTGCTTCTTTTTCTAATTCCATCTCGTCCTCTATGTATGTTATCATAATAGGCTGTGTTAAAGCCACGTTCCCACTCTCTATATAACATAGTGTCGGAACTATAGGGGTTGCGAATCTTTCCATAAACAAATGCATCGTAACCTTTCATCCACTGTATCTTCAGTGGTGCATCATGTTTACCTAATCCTCTTTCCTTTCTAGATAAGTGTCTCATACTAAGCTCCTATGTCCACTATCTCACAACTGTCACCAGAACAGGCAAAGGTCTGAGAAGAATTAGTGTTATCCTCTTTTTCATAATCCGTAAACTTATTCCAATCAATATGAGTGAACTTACTGCTAAAATCATTGTATACAGCTTCTGTACAGTCCTGATAGGGTGCTTGTTGATAAGTATGATCGGAGTGTGGTAAGAAAGAAACACCTGACATCTCGTCAAAGTGTTTAAATACAAACGCACCTACTTCCATCCACTCTTCATCACGCACTGACACAGTAACAGAAGGCTTATGCTCACACCAATGTCTCTGATAGAGAAGCCACATCTCTAGCTGTTCGATAGCTGTCATGTCATTTCTAACTACAGACTTCTTTGGTGACTTCATCGGAAAGCTAAACACTGTCTGTGTATCAGGCTTCATAAAGTCAGCTTCGCTTGGTATGCCACTATCTTTCATGAAGTTAGTAAGAGGATCTTTATTATCACCCCTAACGGTACGGATATAATAACTGCTATGACGAGGGTGGATACCACTGCTTGAGTCAACAAGCTGTGATACTGTACCACTGGGTTTGACGCAGGTGATTGCTGTGCTTTGTGGTATTCCAAAGATTGCTGACCATTCTTTGTTTGTTTCAACTGCGATTTCTCTAAGTGCTTCAAGGGTTTTTTCGAGTCCATGTTTCTTTCCATTCGTTAATTCATTATCCATGATACCTGTAAGGCTAACTCCCAAGAGTCTTTCCTCTTCAGTATTCTTCTGCCATATCTTTCGCAAGTATGGGAACTTAGTAAGTGTAGCCTGTGCTGTGCCAAGTATAGTGGCAAGCATAACCTTCCTCTTCAAATCATCAAACTTATCTTTCTCTCGTATTACAACCTCTGTAAGATTGCAGAACTGATAGGGTCTGAGTATGATTTCACTACAAGGATTACAACCAAACTCATGATCGGCATCTCTTCTGCCAAACTTCTTTGCTTGTTCCTTTGCAGATATTCTATTAAATATACCACGTTCACCTGACTTAGACTCAACAAGAGATGTCCACTCTCGTAAGAATGTTTCTCCGTCAGGCTTGTCAGTGTAAACAACAGAGTTATTTGAAAGAGCCATCTGTGGTGCTGTCTCCCACCATTTACCAGACTTGGCATGTCTCATGCGTCCATCAGATAGATTAGACAAACTGATCATGGCTGATCTACGCACACCACCAGACACTACAACTTCCCCAACCTTACACATAAGATTATGACAATCATAACTAGATAGCTTACGACCTGCATTCTGTCGAAACAAAGCAACAGTGAAGCTAAATAAATCAATTAGAGGTGCAGGACCACTAGCTCTACCACCAAATATTTTTAGTCTAGCACCTGCAGGTCTTACATTTGACGTGTCCCACATAGGAACTTCGCCCATGTATAGATGCCCTATGAGCTTACGTAAGGCTCTTGCCCATCCTTCTTTGCTGTCTTGTACTTTTATTATAGTGTCAACATGATCTAAGCTTTGTGGTATCTCTGGTAACTGACTTACGTATTGTCTCTCTACAGAGAAGCCTACACCAGTGCCACACAAAAGAATATACATAGCTTCATCAAAAGCCTTTGGATCGTCAACAGGCAGATAGCTACAGTTATATCCTGCTGTATTATCTCTCTCAAGTGCAGGTCCTGCAGTCATCAAAGCTCTCATGGAAGGCATGACTTCTAAATTAGTTATGGCATCAATGATCTGTGGTTTAGGTAAATGTCCTTTTACTTTCTCAGTAATATAGTCCACATATCTTTGCACAGTTTCTTCCCATGTTTCTCTTCTGTTCTCTTCGTCAATCCACCTAGCATATCTAGATATTGCAATAAATTTTTGATAGTCGTTCATATTAATCCTCCAATGTTATTCTAATATTTTTTACTTTTAGTCCATCAATATCATAGATAAACTCTTCTAATGCTTGTTGTATCTCTTCACTAGGATCACCGTCTGCAGGAACAGGGTACTCATCCTTATCTAAATCAAGAGTGAGATATACCTTAACAACCATCACTCAACTCAATACCAAAGCTAGTGCCTATTACGTCAGGCTCTTCTGCTTTCTTCTTTATCTCAATCAAACGAGTAAGATACCACTGTGCTTTCTCAAGATCTTGTACACCATTCTTGTATCGATATCTCCAAAGATACTTAATAATATTACCCTGCAAATAATATTCATATCCTTCACCTGTAGCTGACTGAATAGCTTCGATGCATTCAACACCGTACTTATTATAATGTGGTGGACTGTTTACCATATCTTTATCCTTACAATTCATTTCCCATTTTGCCATATCATGCACTCCCATTTAGTTTCTCTTTCATTGCTTTGAAGTCTACACTAATAACATTATCATGTCTAGTAATTAGTTTAAGTTTAGGTCTTGCTTCTTCTTCTAATTCTTTTCTAACTATCTCATAAACTTTTCTTGAGTAAGTTTCGTCACTTCTAAGTAAATCAATACCAACAAGGCACATACGTGCAAAAAACATGATATCGTTAAAATCTCTATCTGATAAAGGATTATCAACTGAGTCCAGAACTTGTAAGGTAACATCTCCTGTCCAATTATTTTGATGATCAAGAATAGGTTGCATACGTATTATTATATCCTGATCGTCTAATTTAAAATGCAAGTCTTTAAATCCGTTTTGTGTCATTATTATCTCCTTATAAATTTTTTCCTTGGAAACTCTATGAGTTTAGGATGTGGTTTCTTTTTACGTTCTTTCAACCAAGGCTCTGGTATGATCCTATCATAGCATAAAAAGTTATTCTTTTCACACCAATCGGCATATGTAGTCTTAGAACCTTTTTGAATCTTTCTTTTACTGCTTGTAAACACAAAACGTATGTCAAGTTTTGGATGCTGTTTTTGTATACATATGTGTTTTCTTCTATCATCAACGGTAAACAGTCCCTTTGTTTCTATTATTATGCCATTAGGTAGCACAAAGTCAGGTGTGTAATGACGATAGGCTAAGTCTTCCCATTCTATCTTGATGCCCTCATAGATATATTTTATCTTTCTTTCATCAAGAAACTCAGAAAGCTTAACTTCGAGTCCACTACGATAGCCTAACTTACGTGCTACCTTATATTGTTTAGAGGTGTACAATTACCATTTGTACCAGAGAGCAAACGGACTCTCTAGCTCTTTACCATACAAAGCCTTATGCTCTGCAAGAAAAGCTTCCCTTGCTGCGTTGTATGACGCATACTTCTTTTCATGGTATGCCTTTTTCATTTCGGCTAACTTCTTCTGTGTCATAGAAATCTGTTCAGCCATTTCCTCTAACGTAGGTTCTTTCTCTGTCATATAAGTTTCTCCTTTCTAATTTCAACATATGAAACAGTCTTAGGTTCTTTTGCCTGTGATACCAAAGATGGTAACTCCTGCAAGTTAGTCCAACAAGAATGCTTGAATCTACAAAATGAACATGTAGTTCCTAAGATCCTATTTCCTGTGGGCTTACCTCTGAATGTTTCGGGTATAGATTCAAAACATCTTTTGAACTCGTTACTCTCAATCACATCTAGATTAGAAGATAGTTTGTCTACCTCTTTTGTCAAGTCTAAACCATCGGCAGGTACATATTTAAAATTACCATTAGATTTGTTTATGACCCACCATCCACCTGCTCTCTTGCCAAGAGCCTGTGCATACCCTGCCAACTGTCCTACATATCCAAATGCATCACCGTTAGCGAGAGTATCAAAAGAGTCAAACTTATTTCTGTATGACCAATCAGATGCAGACTTAATATCATCAACTGCATCATCAATAACTATGTCATACGTGCCTTCTATTTTAGAATCTATCTTCAGTTCCATAGATACTTTTTTAGAGTCCTCATAGGCAACACCTGCCTGTCTAAGCAAGCCTTTAAATACAGCTTCGACTATATCACCTAACATCATGTTCATAACAAAGTTGTTAGGAAAAGGTAATGCTTCCTCTGGTTTGTTTTTCTCAAACCAAAGCTGACAAGTAGGCTTGCCTATATTAGACATACGTAGCCCGAACTCTTTTCTGTTGTTCTTAGAACCAAACTGACGATGCAAAGCTTCCTTGATATCATCAGCTATTTTGTCAATGTTATCATCGGATAAGATCTTTTTACCGTCAGTAGCTTGGTCTAAGAACTTATGCAGTAATAGTTCTGCCTTGTGTTTCATTACTGCACTTTCTCTTCAGTGGTTATATCAATGAAAGACTCAACCATTGATGCGTCAACATTTTCATGGTTGTGTACGTTTTCATTCCACTGACTCATGATGTACTGATTATAGTTAGTCACCCAAGCAAGTAGATTACCAAACAACTCCTGATCCTCATCAGATGTTTCAATCTTACTTGACAAGTCAAGCTTCGTGCTAGGCACATAATAAGTATTACCGTTTGGTAGCTTTCTCTCTTCTGATGAAGCATGTATCAGATGATTCACAGGCAACCTCTTCATGTTACCTAGCTTCTTGAATACCTCACCAACAGTCTTGAAGCCCTCACGATTCTCTACTTCCCATATAAAAGGAACATGACCTAAATCAGACGGAACTGCAACATCACCGTCCATCTGCATAGCTTTGTCAAACTTAGCTAAACCAAACACAACACGAACTCTTTTTATTTGTCGGATCAGTTCCTTCTGCTTATCAGGTAAAGCGTTAAAGTCCTGAATGTATCCTGCAGGTTTACCACAGTTGTGACCACCATCGTTGTCCTTGAGATCTACGTCAAGGTTATCTGCCATAACAGTCTTGACATATCTGTTTGGACTGTCATCATTACCCTTGATAAATCTCTTATACATATATCGTTGCATAAAAGGTCTAATCTCTAGATCAGACTGATAGTATGTGCCACTGTCGGGTATCTCTATCTTATAAGATCCAGATGGTATCTGTTCAATATTCACAGACTTGCCATTGATCTCTGTCGTACCCATGATAGGTGTATGATTTATACGCAGTCTAGCCAAAGAGCTAACAGACTTTTTTGTTACATCAGTACCTGATGCACCTGTCATACCCATAGCTTTAGCCATGTCTTCAAAGTTTCCGTTTATAGTTACTACTTCATTCATATGTTTTCTCCTTATTAAGATTAAAAATATAGTTTTATCATACTACGTCTTTGGTGTCAAGCCAGTTGTCTCCTATTTTTGCATCTAATTTTAGGGGTACATTAAAGTCTATCTTCCATCTAGTATTGATAAGTTTCTTCATCTCACTGTTGATACTATTTACTAAGTTTAAAACCTGATCCACTTCGTCAGGGTGGACATCTATTACAATAGAGTCATGCACAGTGTTGACTATGCAACTCTCCATATTCAACAACATGTTATCAATAGTCATAAGAACTAAAGGAACAATGTCTGCTGTGGCGAATGCCTGAACAGGGTAATTCTTTATCTGTGTAAAGTGAGACACAGATCCATTGCTTCGTCTAACTACATCAGGAAATGCAAACGATCTACCTGATGGTATCCTAATGCGTCCTGTCTGTAATGCTTCATTAGCCAATGTCCTGTGCCACTTTGCAACACCCTTATACTTTGAACTAAACTGTTCGTAGTAGGATGCTTCAGCTTGTGATCTGCCAAATCCTGTAGCTCCATACAGAGGAGCAAAGGTATGTGCTTTAGCTTCTTGCCTAGATGTAGGCTGTCCTGCATCCGTGATAACCTTTGCAGTATAACTATGCACATCAAAGCCTTCTTCTATCTCTTTGATAGCAGTAGCGTCCTGTGACAAATATGCTGCAGTCCTGAACTCTAGCTGTGCAAAGTCTGCTTCAAGTATCTTGCCACCTTCCCATCGGGACACAAAGATCTTCTTGACAGGGAACGTGCCACCTCTAGGCATATTCTGCATGTTAGGATCTGCACCACTAAATCGTCCTGTGGATGTGCGATGCTGTAGTAATCTAACATGTAGCTTACCGTCAGACTTTGTGTATGTAGATATACCCTCAACAAACGAGGACAAGTATGTCTCTAGTGCAGACAATCTACGTACACGTTTTAGAAACAACTCTGCCTTAGTATTATTATTTCTTTTAGCAAAGTGTTCTAGTATCTCAAGGTTTATCTTGTTGGTACTAAACCCATTAGCACTTACCCACTTAGCTGTCGGTGGGTTAAACCTAAGACCTGCTATCTGATCTGGTCTAGTCTGATATAGCCATCCTGATTCGTTACAGGTAGGACACTTGTTTGGTTTCTTGAATGGTGTGCCATCTTTCTTAACCTTGGTTATCTTACCTCTACCCTTGCAAGTATGACATGTCTTAGCAGTAACCTTGTATACGACATCGCTATGATCTTTGATAGCTCGTTGAAAGTCAGGCTTGCTCATATAAGGATCAAAGAAGTTACCCCACAGAGCTTTGTCCTTGGGTTTACGGCTGTATATAATCCACGACAACTGTTCGGGACTATTGAGATTAATTAGTCTATCACCCATGAGATCTCTAACTTGTTGTATTAACTCTTTAGTTATCTCCATCTTCTCTTGCTC